TGTAGTAGTTTTGTGGGGTAAAGTCGCCGATGCTGCCGTGCGAGACGGTTTTTCGACGGTTTTTCAATGTGTTGATAATCATTGGAGCGGGCGAAGGGAGCGGGCCGATTAATCCCATGATCTTGTTGGTCATTTTCGTCACCATGCCCTGACGCGGCCCCAACCTGAGAGCATTCTGGGCTGGTCCGAGGGGATGATCCGGCATCATCGGGCACGGCGATCTGGTCAGCGTCTAAGTCGATCATCCTGCCATCGTGGCATGGATCGAGGAGGCGTCAAAGAGTTCCTGATCTGGACGATGATTAGGGGACACGCTGGCAGGATCGCGATGTCGAGGGATCGGGTATAAAGGATCGGCGGCCCCGTGGGAGCCGCCGATAGGGAAGAGGACTCTCTCGATGTTGAAAGAGCCTCCGGGTCGCGGCGGTGTCGTTACGAACGAGGAATGATTCATGCTTGGATGGATCGGACAGGCTGGACGATCAGCGGATCGTTAGGCCGGATCGGTCGTTGGCCCTTGCCCATCCTCATTCACGATCCCGGCATCGTCATCGGAGGATTGCTCAGCGCGACGGAGCCTTTCGGCGTCCGCCTTCCGCTTCGCCTCAACCTTGGCCTTGAGTGCCGCGAAGCGTTTCGGCCCCATAGTCGGGATGTCTTTCATGGTCGTGTCCTCACGCGGCTTGTGCCATCTGTTGCTTCAGGCGGTGAACGGTCCCGACGCCGACCCGCAGTTTCTTCGCGGTGGCATTGATGCTGACGCCCTTGGCGAGCGAACGCTTGATCTTCTCGGCCTTGTCCGGATCGAGGCGAGGGCGACCACCTTTCTTGGTCGAACGAGCGAGGCCGGATTTCACGCGTTCTGATATCATGGCGCGCTCGAACTCGGCGAAGACCCCCAGCATCTGGAACATCGCCTTGCCCGAAGGCGTCGAGGTGTCGAGCGCCTGCACATGGAGGTAGAGATCGACGCCACGGGCATCTAGATCGCCCAGCATGGTGATGAGATGCTGGAGGGACCGTCCCAGACGGCAGACCGACCATGCCGCTACCATGTCAAACTCGCGCCGGGCGATCCCCTTCAACATCGCGTCGAGGCCGGGGCGCTTCTCGCGTCCGCGTGCGCCGCTGATCCCCTCATCGGTATAATGGGCGACGATTTCCCATCCCATGCGCTCGGCCATCATGTGGAGATCGCGAAGCTGGTTCTCGGTGGTCTGCTTCCCGTCATTGGTCGAGACACGGGTATAGATGGCAACGCGCTTGGTCATTCCAGAAGGGTCGCACAGTTCCGCGATCCGTCAACTAGTTCTTTTAGCTCGGTTATTTCAGGATGGCGGATGATCGGCTTGATCGCGCGGGTCATCCTTCTCGGGATAGCAGTAAGCTGCTGAGAAGACATGGACTGCACCATCAGTCACCGAGCGATTAGCCGCGAGGTAGAGGCGATGGAGGCATTGGCCGATCTCGCGGATCACGCTGCCTTCAATGAAGGCGACGGCGCGGCCACCCTCTGGGCGAGCGATCTCTAAAAATGCGGTTCGATGTGGCCAGTGGTCGATCCCGAGGAACACCCCACTCTGGAGATCGATGTTGAGGGTCAGTTCGGGGGCTTCGCCCGTCAGCAATGTCGCCAAAGTCAGGGCATTGGTCGCGCTGATGTGGCGCACTGCGGACACGGACTTGTCTTCGGCCTCGATGGTGATGGCAATCTCGCCACCGATGAGTTCTAATTCGACGCGCTCCATCCGGCCTCCTTTGGCGAACCGCATGGGGATTGCACAGTTCTCGATACAGTCAAGTAGTTCATTTAGTTCGATATTTTTCCGCATGGGGCTTTAGGCCATGTCGGCCAGCCTCTGTGCCGATGCGAAGTAAAGGCTGAGCAGGGTGCCGCTTCCATGATGAGGCGGCTCGAACCGGACATCGACATGGGTAGCGCCGGTAGCGATCATCTGCGGCAACGCCCAGAAGGCATCGGCGGGAAGATAAGCCATCAGGGAGCAGCCGCCCTTGCGTAGGTTCACCAGCATGAGGAACGGATTGTTGGTGACTGGTGTTCGCTCATCTCGTGAGAAGGATCGTTCGCAGACCAGAGATATATCGATCTGCCGGTCGAGGTGCTGCTTCAAGCCGGGGCTGATCTGCTCAATGTGCCCCACGATGTCGAGGATGGCCTCGTCACCTACCGGACGCTCATGCCCGGCATTTTCTGAGATGTAGTAGCTCTGCTCCACCGCCTCGATCTTGGCGATCAGCATGTCGGGTTTGGGTCGAGGCGGCTTCTTTCGGGGCATAGTGCCGATCTTGGTCCTGCCATTCGGATTTCAACCATTTCTGGAAAGGTAAAAACCGATCCACCCGCCCGACCGATTTCCGCCATTTTTTGATCCAGAGTGCCGACGGGTTTTGGGAATGGCCGGACGCACCGCTTGTCACCGATGTTTGGGTGGATCGATCCAGCAGAAAGTGCAGCGTTCTTGCGACAGAAAATGTCGCCACAGCGTAAGTTTTTTACGGAAAAATCCGCTCGGGTGTGCTAAATAGGAAAGACAGTGTTCAGGGGCCTCACCGGCCTGATTAAGGAACTCACCGATGGACTTTGTAGGCGCTGGAAGTAGCTACTTCGCGGGGCCGTGTTCCGGGCAGTGAGCGGGCAGAACAGCCGAGCGGGATCGTTGCCGCTACCCCGGGAGGGCGAACAAGAGACGAAAATAGAGGATGGCGATGTCTGCGTAATTGACAACCATCCGCGCGAGGGCAGTCAAGATTTCGGCGGCTGACCTTCGTGAGCTTCTTCAAAAGATAACCGTTGCTGATCTCGGAAGGGATCAGGGAGAACGCACCAGTGCCGGGTTTAGGGCGACCACCGGCGAGCTATAAACGCCAAGGGTGCGAGCCGAACCGTCTGACCCCGAGGGAATGACCATCTCCCCCTGCCATTTTACCAGCCAAACTGGCTCGTGGGGTGGCAGGGGGACAGAACTCGTCCTCTTCCAAGGGAATGACCCCCAAAGGTCTATGCTCCCGATTTCAATTCCAAATCGATGCCAACGATTGTTGGGCCTATGAGCGGAGCGAATTGGCTGAGAATCGTTGCGCATCAGGGCCGAGCAACGCTCGGACCTCCAAATATTCAGTGCAGGGATGACAGCGATCAAACCACAAGAGGAAATCAGAATCGCGAGAGCGAGGCCAGTAGGATCAAGATTGCCGTCGCATCGATCATCGATTTGAGTGCAAGCCCAACCAAGTTCAACTTCCGCCGATCCATAGACCGGACGACGAGATGGCGTGATATGCTACCAGTGCAGTGCTGCACGGATCGATGAAGCAATCTGGTTTTCATGCCCGTATTTACCGTGTCGGGCCATGGCAGGGTCAGGCCGCAACCTGCCACTGTTGTGGTGTGAGCAGGAGTGCTGGGTAGCGTTTCCGAAAAACTCCGATCTCATCCGTCGAACATCCCCAGCAGGCGAGCACCAAAGCAAATGGGGCCGGATAACTGACGCCGCTCGACGATGGGCGGTCGAACCGAAGGCGCTCACGCAAAATCAGCGTTGTCGCCTGATGTGTGCTCCTGTCAAAAAACTCGCGGATGTCGAGCCTACTGGCTGGAAACAGGAGAACCTGCTTTGCGACACCGCCGCGCTCCCACTCGTCATTGGCCTTTCTGATCCAATTGGCCACATCCCCATACGGAGGATTGATAAAGGTCAGACCGCTACTTGCCCAATCCGTCGCCAGCCCACATTCGGGGAGGGAAATCGTTCTTGTCGCGATCACCTTGGATTCCGGATGCCAGCAAGGGTCGAGTTCGATGGGACCAAAGGCCTCCATAACCGCATCGAGAAACTCTGGCGGTGTAAACCGGCAGTCGGTTTCCGCCATGCGTCCTCTGTCATAATCCCAATACTGTCGTGTGATCGGCTGACGCTTGGCTCTTGGGGCGATCCGAGCAATCATCTTTTCGAGGCTGGCCACCGTTCCGGTCCCCTTCAGCACTCCCTTGACCGTTCGCACATCGAGCCCAGTGGCGCGGGCAACATCTTGCACATCCCAGCCTCGCTTTTCACAGGCATTGGCTAGCTGGTCGATCACGGTAAGCCCTTTGGCAATGCCAAGCAGGCGCATTGGAATGGCAGACATTGCTTGGATCAAAAGCGGAATGCTGCCCGTTCCCGCCTCCAATCGTGCGATCTTCTCCCGAGTGGTCCCGATCTTCTCCGCCAGTGCCTGTTGAGAGAAGCCTGCTTCCCGGCGCGCTTTCGCCACTTCTGCACATAGGGCGGCCCGATTTTGTATCATTTTATGTGGCTCACCTCGAAGCGACACATCGTCGCCGAAAAGATCGCATGCTGCCGGTGCGGAGCATGCCTGAGGCCGCCATACTGGCCCCGGAACCGCATTTGAAGAGGATTGGTCAGAACTCACTGCGCTGCCCGCTTGCGCATCGCGGCAAGGATTTCCTTAGCCGCGTTATCGTGCGGAGCCAATGCTGCACCCTCGGGGAGGAATGGTGCCCGATCCATCATGTGAAGCGCATGGCGAAAGCCTTCGATGTATCCGAAGCCAGTGTTCGCGCTTAACCCCGTCTCATGGAAGTCATCCCGGAGACCGGCACAAAGGAGCCTGCCGTCGTCGAGCGCCACTTCTTCATCCAGCGCGCGCAGCGCGGCATGGGCGGACCAACGATCTTCCCCGATCCACTCGCCGCCTTCTTCACTGGTGATTTTGATGTAGTAGCCAAAGAATGCGCGTGATCGGCCAGTCTCGATTATGCCCATTTCGAAGTCAGCCAAAACGCCCTCGCCTCTGAGGTCTACCGCGCACTGCCCTGAAGCGCGCGCCTGATATTTTTTCCATTCCATTCTGATCTCCTCCTCTCCTTATTTAGATGACGGAGGTCATGCGAGTTCCGTCCGGCGACCTATGGTTGCCACAACTGAGTTTGCGTCGCTAATTTCGTCATTTCATGGGTTCTGCCATTCCATTTCTGCTTTTTGGAAAGGGTAGATGTGCTACTTCTTCCGAGTATCGGAAGGGGTATTTCGTGAATCACCAAGCGCTTGCGTCGTTTATATGGTCTGTGGCGGACCTGCTGAGGGGGGACTACAAGCAATCCGAATATGGGCGGGTCATCCTGCCCTTTACAGTGCTGCGTCGCCTTGACTGCGTGCTGGAGCCAACCAAGGCGGCGGTGCTCTCTGAACTTGAAGCCAAAACGACACAGGGCCTAAACCCAGAGCCATTTCTGTTGCGCGTCGCCAAGCAGGGATTCTACAACACCGATCCGCTCGATCTCGGCAAACTGATGGGCGATCAGGACAACATCCGCGCGAACCTCACCCGCTATGTAGATGGATTCTCCCCCGCCGTCCGCGACATTTTCGAGCAGTTCGAGTTTCACGCTCAAATCGAGCGGCTGGCAAAAACCGGCCTCCTTTATCAGGTCACTGAACGCTTCGCCCGGATCGACCTTCACCCTGACAAGGTGGACAACGGGGCCATGGGCCTCGCGTTCGAGGAACTGATCCGGAAGTTCGCGGAAATCTCGAACGAGACAGCCGGTGAGCACTTCACCCCGCGCGAGGTCATCCGCCTCATGGTCAACCTACTGTTCGTGGAGGATGACGACGCGCTGACCAAGCCGGGCATCGTCCGCACTATCTACGACCCGACAGCGGGCACGGGCGGCATGCTGTCAGTGGCGGGCGAGTATCTCGCCGAGCACAATCCGGATGGTCACCTGACGATGTTTGGTCAGGAGTTAAACCCGGAGAGCTACGCAATCTGCAAGGCGGACATGCTCATCAAAGGGCAGGTGATTGAAAATATTGCCCCCGGCAACACTCTATCCGAGGACGGTCATCCGACCCGCACCTTCGATTATATGCTCTCGAATCCCCCGTTCGGCGTCGAATGGAAAAAGGTCGAGAAACAGGTCCGCGCCGAGCATGAGCAAAAGGGCTATGATGGCCGCTTCGGCCCCGGTCTGCCGCGTGTGTCGGACGGATCGCTGCTGTTCCTCCTGCACCTACTATCAAAGATGCGTCCGCTCACCGAAGGTGGCTGTCGCTTTGGCATCGTCCTGAATGGCTCTCCCTTGTTCACGGGCGGTGCGGGTAGCGGCGAGAGCGAAATCCGCCGCTATGTGCTGGAGAACGATCTCGTGGAGGCCATTGTCGCCTTGCCGACCGACATGTTCTACAACACCGGCATCAGCACCTATGTCTGGGTCATCAGCAACCGGAAGCCGGAGGCGCGCCGGGGCAAGGTTCAGTTGATCGACGCCTCCTCCATGTGGCGCAAGATGCGCAAAGCCTTAGGCTCGAAGCGTAAGGAGATGTCAGACGACCACATCGACACTGTGACGAAGTTGTTCGGCGGGTTTACTGAGGCGCGGCTTGCCACCAGCTTCGACGCCGATGGTAGAGAAGTTGCCCGCACCGTGCTCATCAAGGGCGAACCGGAACCCGCAGCGCCGGAGGGCGGCAAGGTGAAGCTCGCGCCGCTGTCGCGCATTTTTCCGAACAGCGCCTTCGGATATCGCACCATTACCATTGAGCGCCCTCAAAGGGACGAAGCTGGCAACATCATAATCGGTCAGCGAGGCAAGGCTAAGGGCAAACCGCAAGCCGACAGTGCGCTGCGCGATACAGAGAATGTGCCGCTCAGTGAGGAAATCGAGACCTATTTCGCTCGCGAGGTGCTGCCGCATGCCGAGGATGCGTGGATCGACTCCGACAAGACCAAGGTCGGATACGAAATCCCGTTCACCCGGCACTTCTATGTTTTCGAGCCGCCGCGTCCTCTCGCCGAGATCGACTCCGAGCTTGCGGCGGTAACTGACCGGATCAAGGGTATGCTGGAAGGACTCGCAGCGTGAGCTTCCCGGCCTACTCAAACTATCTCGACAGCGGCATTGCATGGCTGGGTAAGATACCTGCTAACTGGGGAATGGTGCCATTTTGGACACTGTTTCGTCGCGTTAAGCGCTCTGGGTATCCAGACGAGCAACTTCTCTCAGTATATCGCGATTATGGCGTCGTTCGGAAAGCAGACCGGGACGACAATTTCAACAAACCGTCCGAAGACCTTTCGGCTTACCAGTTGGTCGAAAAGGGCGACCTCGCAATAAACAAAATGAAAGCGTGGCAGGGTTCTGTTGGCATCTCGGAGCATCGAGGTATCGTCAGCCCGGCCTATTTTGTTTACGAAGCTCTCCACAGACAGAATGACCGATTTCTACACTATCTGCTGAGATCGGTTGAATACACTGCTGGCTACCTATCGCTCTCGAAAGGTATCAGGGTGAATCAGTGGGATTTGGACCCAGCATATCACTCGCGTATACCGGTCTTACTGCCCTCACGCGATGAACAAAATGCCATCGCCGCCTTTCTCGACCGCGAAACCGCCAAGATCGACGCGCTCATTGAAGAGCAACGGCGCCTGATCGCGTTGCTGAAGGAGAAGCGGCAAGCTGTTGTCTCCCACGCGGTCACTAAGGGGCTCGATCCGCATGGCCCGATGAAGGACAGCGGCATCGAATGGCTCGGCGAAGTCCCTGCTCACTGGGAAATAAAGCCGCTGAAATATTTAGCGACGGATTTCTGCGACGGCCCTTTCGGCTCGGGGCTGAAATCCGAGCATTATGTTGACGAGGGGGTGAGAGTTATCCGCCTTCAGAACATCAAGGAAGATGGCTTTGATGGGGCTGACGCTGCCTTCATTAACGAAACCTATTTCCAAGCATCACTGACCCGTCACGAGGTGGCAGCGGGGGATGTTCTTATCGCAGGATTGGGGGACGACCGAAATCGGGTGGGCCGAGCGTGTGTTGCACCTTCGGACATCGGCACCGCTATGGTCAAAGCCGACTGCTTTAGGTTTCGGCTTACTCCTTCCCATGATCCACACTTTGTTGCGGCTCAACTATCTGCTGGGGCCGCCTTTGCTGCGGGTAAATTGTCATCTGGGTCAACCAGATCGAGAATACCTGCAACGGTGATGGCCCAGCGCCGGATGGCCGTCCCTCCGTTACAGGAGCAGCAATCTATCTCAGCGAATATTCGTGAAATCTCGCTGGCGTTCAATCGTCTCGCGGACACAGCCCAATTAGCGATAGGCTTGCTTATCGAGCGGCGCGCCGCCCTAATCGCCGCAGCAGTCACCGGCAAGATCGATGTCCGCCAGACTGGGAAGTTGCTACCATTCCCTGTTGATCGCGCGCGGGCGCGCAGTCTGGTGGCCACGGAAATTATTGAACGGTCGGCGCATCAGCCGACCTTTGGTCGTGTGAAGTTCCAGAAGATCGCCTTTCTCATTGAGGGGCATGTCGGCGTCCATGAGCTTGCGGGTTGCTACACCCGCGAGGCCGCTGGGCCGCTCGACCGCTCCTTGATCACCGAGATGGAGAGCGGGGCTCGCAGCATCGCTGGTATCGAAGTGGATCAGTCCGGCGGCACCGGCACCGCCGTCAGTTATCGCCTGTGCCAGCAGCGTGGTGCGCATCGCCAAGAGCTTGCCGACTGGCTTGGCGCTGATCGCATCGCCAAGCTCGACAAGCTGATCGCGAACTTCGCTGACCTCAGCACGAAGGGCGCTGAGGCTGTGGCGACGCTCTACGGCGTATGGAACGACGCGCTCATCGAGGGTGCGTCACCCACTGACGACGAGATCATCTCGGGCTTCCTCCATGACTGGCATCCAGAAAAACGCGAGAAGTTCCGTGCTGACGAGCTTCCAACTTGGCTCGACTGGATGCGTCGCCATGGCATTGAGCCCACCGGCACCGGCCCCAAAACTACGACCGGAAGGCTGTTTGCATGATCCCAGCGGTTGGCCGCTCCTTGGAGCTTTATTACATCGATGGTCGGCCCGATGGCATGGTCACCGCCGAACTATTCAACTGGACCGGCCATGTGCTGATGTTCCCGCGCACGCAGTTGAGCGCGGCACTGGCGCGCGGTGAGGCAAGCTACGCGGGCGTCTACCTACTGCTTGGCGATCAGAACGGCGAACCCTTCGCCTATATCGGTGAAGGCGAAGACATCGGCGCGCGCATCCGTCAGCATGATGTTCGCAAGGAATGGTGGACCAGCGCCGTGCTTGTCACGGCATCGGCCAACAAGCTCAACAAGGCGCATGTTCGCTATCTGGAAGCGCGGTTGATCGGCTACGCCAAAGCCATAGGGCACACACCGCTCGACAATCTGACAGCCCCGGTGCTGCCGATCCTCAGTGAGGCCGACATCGCCAAGATGGAGGCGTTTCTTGAAAACCTGTTGATCGTGCTGCCTGCGGTGCGCGTCGATATGTTCATAAAGCGCACCCGGTCGGCGCGGCCAGCGATGTCTGTTGTTTCCATGCCGCTCACCGACCAGCAGAATCCGGGGAATGGCGGAACGCGCTTTGTGCTTGAATCCCGCAAACACGGCTTGCGCGCGTCCGCTTTGCTTACTGATGGCGAGTTTGTTGTCGAGGCGGGATCGATGGGCAGGGTTAAATGGACGGGCCTCGATCATCACACCTACGCCTCTCTCTACGCGGAGCTTCGTCGGTCGGGCGTTCTCACTGAGCAGAACGGACACTGCATTTTTACGCAAGACTACGCCTTCCGGAGCCCAAGCGCGGCAGCAGCGGTGGTGAATGGCAGGGCGTCGAACGGCCAGATCGACTGGCGCACCGCCGACGGCGGACTGACCTATAAGGACTGGGAAGCGCGACAGGTCGCCGCTCCGGTGGGAGCCGCTTGATGCCGGTCTACGAGGTCAACGACGGGAAACTGACCGCCGCAAACCCAACGCGCTTCTATGTCGAGGGGCTGCGTGAGCGGCAGGACATTCAGCGCATGCTGCGGGACCAAATTGCCGTGCTCGGCGAAGACCTGCTGGTGCTGTCTGATGAATATGGAGGTTGGATCGACAGTAACCGCCGCATCGATCTGCTATGCCTTGACCCCGAAGCCAATCTCGTAGTGGTCGAACTCAAGCGCGACGACGCTGGGCATATGGAGCTTCAGGCGATCCGCTATGCAGCGATGATCGCGCGGATGACCTTTGCTGAGGCGGTCGATGCCCATACGCAATATCTGCGGCGTTGCGGCCAGAGCGGGGAAGAAGCTGAGGCTAACCTGCTGGCCTACCTCCACTGGCAGGAAGCCGAGCAGGAAGAGTTCGGTGGCAGCGTCCGCATCATCCTAGCCTCAGGGGCGTTCAGTAAGGAACTGACCACCACCGTGCTGTGGCTGCGCGAGCAGGGCCTCGATATCAGTTGCATTCGACTGAGTCCTTACAAACTCGGCGATGGCCGCCTACTGCTTGATGTGCAGCCGATCATCCCCTTGCCGGAGGCGACCCAATTTCAGACGCAGATCGGGCTCAAGCGGCAAGCCGAGCAGAAGGCGAAGGTCGAGCGACACGAGGTCCGCTACGAGTTCTGGCAGGGGTTGCTCACACTGGCGGCTGAGAAAACGCAACTCCATGCTGGGCGCAGCCCTTCTAAGGACAACTGGATTTCAGCCTCTGCGGGGTTGGCAGGCTTCACCTTCGTCTACACGATCCGCCAACGCGATTCTCAGGTGCATCTGTGGATCGACGACAACCAAGATTTCTTCCTCAAACTCGCAGCAGATCGAGCCGCCATTGAGAGCGAGTTTGGCGGCGATCTCATTTGGAAGCGGGAAGAGGGGCAACGCGGCACGCTCATCGGCGCGCTTGTGGAGGGCGGCTATCGTTCGGATCGGGAGGACTGGCGGCAAGTCCAACAGGCTCTCGTCGATGCGATGCTCCGCCTTGAACGGGTGCTCAAGCCCCGCCTCATCCAATCGAAACAGGGGTGACGCGGTGAGTATCCATAAAGAAATCCGCTTCGAGGACGAAATCTGCGCACATCTTAGTGAGCACGGCTGGCTCAACGAACCCGGTAGCGCCGCCTTCTACGACCGCAAGCGTGCGCTGTTCGCACCTGATCTCATCGGATGGGTGCAGGAGACGCAGCCGAAGGTCTGGGAGACACTGAACCGCAGTCACGGCTCGGGCGCTGAGGCGGCGCTGCTCGACCGCGTGCGGAAACAGATTGATGATCGTGGCACCCTCGATGTAATTCGCCACGGCGTCGAGATGGTCGGCGCGCGTGGAATGATCTCGCTGGCCCAGTTCAAGCCCGCCATGGGCATGAACCCCGACATCAACGCTGCCTATCAGGCGAACCGCCTGCGCGTGGTTCGCCAGCTTCGTTACTCGACGGCGAATGAGAATTGCTTCGATCTAGCGCTCTTCCTTAACGGCGTGCCGGTTGCCACCGCTGAGTTGAAAACGGATTTCACCCAGTCGATCACCGATGCTATCGACCAGTATCGATTCGACCGCCTGCCCCGGCCAAAAGGCCAGAATCCTGAGCCGCTGCTCGCCTTCCCGAGCGGCGCGCTTGTCCACTTCGCGGTCAGCAATAGCGAAGTGCATATGACGACCAAACTGGCGGGACCGGTCACGCACTTCCTTCCGTTTAACAGGGGCGACGCGGGTGGCGCAGGTAACCCACTCAATGAGCATGGGCACCGAACCGCTTATCTGTGGGAGGAAATCTGGGAGCGGGATAGCTGGCTGGAGATTATCGGACGGTATCTCGTGATGCAGCGGGACACGAAGCGCGCGATCACTGGCATGATCTTCCCCCGCTACCATCAGCTTGTCGCGACCCGGAAGCTTCGTTCCGCTGTGCGGGCCGAAGGCGCGGGTGGCAAGTATCTGATTCAGCACTCAGCGGGGAGCGGCAAAACCAATTCGATTGCATGGACAGCGCACTTCCTCGCTGACCTCCATACTGAGGCTGATGAGAAACTGTTCTCTACCGTCATCGTCGTTTCCGACCGCAATGTCATTGACGCCCAGCTTCAGGATGCGCTGTTTGGCTTCGAGCGCACCACGGGCGTGGTCGCGACCATCCGCAATGAGGGCGGAGCCAAGAGTGGCCAGCTTGCCGAAGCACTGGCTCAGGGCAAGAAGATCATCGTCTGCACAATTCAGACCTTCCCTTTCGCGCTTGAAGCCGTCCGCGACCTCGCTGCAACGCAGGGGAAGCGTTTTGCCGTAATCGCCGATGAGGCGCATAGCTCGCAGACCGGCGAGGCGGCGAAGAAGCTCAAGCAAGTTCTGTCCCCGGAGGAAATCGCTGAACTTCAGGATGGCGGCGAGGCCAGCGCGGAGGACATTTTAACGGCGCAGATGTCGGCACGCGCTGGCGAGAGCGGCGTTACCTATGTTGCGTTCACCGCCACGCCGAAGGGCAAGACGCTCGAGTTGTTCGGGCGGAGGCCCCAGCCCGATCAGCCAGCCGGTCCCGGTAATCTTCCCTCCGCTTTCCATGTCTACTCTATGAGGCAGGCGATTGAGGAGGGCTTCATCCTCGATGTGCTCAAGAATTACACGCCCTATCGGCTGGCCTTTCGTCTCGCCAATGACGGGCAGGAATGGGATGACAAGGAAGTTGAGCGCAGCACCGCGCTGAAGGGCATCATGCGATGGGTGCGCCTCCACCCCTACAACATCGCACAAAAGGTGCAGATCGTCGTCGAGCATTTCCGGGAGAATGTGCAGCCGCTACTCGATGGCAAAGCCAAGGCGATGGTGGTGCTGGGGAGCCGGGTAGAGGCGGTGCGCTGGAAGATGGCTATCGACTCCTACATCAGGTCGCAGGGCTATGGGCTCGGCACACTGGTCGCCTTCTCCGGTGAGGTAAATGATCCTGCCTCCAGCCATGAGCCGGTCACTGAAGGAAGCGCCATGCTCAATTCGGGACTCAAGGGCCGCGATATCCGCGATGCTTTTGCGGGTGAGGATTTCCATCTCCTCCTCGTGGCAAACAAGTTTCAGACAGGCTTCGATCAGCCGCTGCTCTGCGGCATGTATGTGGATCGGCGGCTCGCGGGCATACAGGCGGTGCAGACGCTTTCCCGCCTCAACCGCGCGCATCCGGGCAAGGACACCACCTATGTCCTCGATTTCGTGAACTCGTCAGAGGAAATCCTCACCGCTTTCCGCACATACCACGATACCGCCGAACTTGAGGGCGTAACCGACCCGGACCTCGTGCTCGACCTCAAGGCCAAGCTGGATGCAAGCGGCCATTATGACGACTTCGAAGTCGAACGCGTCGCGGCAGTCGAGATGAATCCGCGCGCCAAACAGGGCGACCTCATCGCAGCCATTGAGCCCGTCGCAGACCGGCTGCTCAGGCGCTACAAGGCTGCTCAGGAAAGGCTGCTCAACTCGCGAGAGCGGGACGACGACGATGGCGCGGCAGACGCACAGGACGAGATCAATGCGCTGATCCTGTTTAGGAATGATATGGCGGCTTATCAGCGCGCCTACAGCTTTCTGTCTCAGATATTTGACTACGGCAGCACCTCAATCGAGAAGCGCTTCTTGTTCTACAAACGCCTGACCCCGCTGCTGGAGTTCGGGCGAGAGCGGGAGGGGGTGGACCTGTCGAAGGTCGTGCTCACGCATCATAACCTCAAAAACGAAGGGCAGCGTCGTCTCGATGTCTCGGGGCGCGATGAGAGCAAACTCAAGCCCATGACCGATCTGGGGGCAGGATCAGTGCAGGATAAGGAAAAGGCGCGGCTCGCGGAGATCATTGAGCGCGTCAATGACCTGTTCGGGGCCGACACCACTGATGGCGACCAACTGAGCTATGTCACCACGCTCAGGGACAAGATGCTGGAATCCGATGCTCTGGTCACACAGGCCGTGAATAACACCGAGGCTCAGTTCGCCAATTCGCCCACGCTCAAAGACGAGTTGATGAGCGCGATCATTGAAGCGTTCGAGGCTCATTCCGCCCTGAGCAAGCAGGCGCTGGATTCTCAGAAGGTGCGCGACGGCTTGAAGGAGGTGCTGCTCGGGCCAGCACAGCTTTACGAAAATCTGCGCAGCCGCGCGCATAATGTGTCAATCGGATAGTGACTCATGACCAGCAAAACCACGCGGGATGAACGACGCCACGAACAGTGTGATGTGGAAGACCCTATCCTTGAGGCCTTGGAACATCGCGGCACAGCCACAACCGCTGAGATAACGGTAGCGGTCAAAGAGCGCTTGGCGCTTTTTCCTGCTGATCGCGGTCGAGCCAATAAGCGGGACGGCGAGTCCAAAATTGATCAGATCATCGCGAACGCTTGACAGGATAAGCGGACATTGTGCCGCCGTGGTCTCATTCGGCGAATAGCTCGAGGGGAGTTCGAAATTACTGACACGGGTAGAAGCTATCTCGCAAAACATCGGCAAGATGTAGCGGAGGCGGGTGTCCTCCTCAATGAACTGTTTCCTGATGGACTAAACTGATCCAACCGCTGCGCTGTCATCCCTGCACTGAATATTTGGAGGTCCGAGCGTTGCTCGGCCCTGATGCGCAACGATTCTCAGCCAATTCGCTCCGCTCATAGGCCCAACAATCGTTGGCATCGATTTGGAATTGAAATCGGGAGCATAGACCTTTGGGGGTCATTCCCTTGGAAGAGGACGAGTTCTGTCCCCCTGCCACCCCACGAGCCAGTTTGGCTGGTAAAATGGCAGGGGGAGATGGTCATTCCCTCGGGGTCAGACGGTTCGGCTCGCACCCTTGGCGTTTATAGCTCGCCGGTGGTCGCCCTAAACCCGGCACTGGTGCGTTCTCCCTGATCCCTTCCGAGATCAGCAACGGTTATCTTTTGAAGAAGCTCACGAAGGTCAGCCGCCGAAATCTTGACTGCCCTCGCGCGGATGGTTGTCAATTACGCAGACATCGCCATCCTCTATTTTCGTCTCTTGTTCGCCCTCCCGGGGTAGCGGCAACGATCCCGCTCGGCTGTTCTGCCCGCTCACTGCCCGGAACACGGCCCCGCGAAGTAGCTACTTCCAGCGCCTACAAAGTCCATCGGTGAGTTCCTTAATCAGGCCGGTGAGGCCCCTGAACACTGTCTTTCCTATTTAGCACACCCGAGCGGATTTTTCCGTAAAAAACTTACGCTGTGGCGACATTTTCTGTCGCAAGAACGCTGCACTTTCTGCTGGATCGATCCACCCAAACATCGGTGACAAGCGGTGCGTCCGGCCATTCCCAAAACCCGTCGGCACTCTGGATCAAAAAATGGCGGAAATCGGTCGGGCGGGTGGATCGGTTTTTACCTTTCCAGAAATGGTTGAAATCCGAATGGCAGGACCAAGATCGGCACTATGCCCCGAAAGAAGCCGCCTCGACCCAAACCCGACATGCTGATCGCCAAGATCGAGGCGGTGGAGCAGAGCTACTACATCTCAGAAAATGCCGGGCATGAGCGTCCGGTAGGTGACGAGGCCATCCTCGACATCGTGGGGCACATTGAGCAGATCAGCCCCGGCTTGAAGCAGCACCTCGACCGGCAGATCGATATATCTCTGGTCTGCGAACGATCCTTCTCACGAGATGAGCGAACACCAGTCACCAACAATCCGTTCCTCATGCTGGTGAACCTACGCAAGGGCGGCTGCTCCCTGATGGCTTATCTTCCCGCCGATGCCTTCTGGGCGTTGCCGCAGATGATCGCTACCGGCGCTACCCATGTCGATGTCCGGTTCGAGCCGCCTCATCATGGAAGCGGCACCCTGCTCAGCCTTTACTTCGCATCGGCACAGAGGCTGGCCGACATGGCCTAAAGCCCCATGCGGAAAAATATCGAACTAAATGAACTACTTGACTGTATCGAGAACTGTGCAATCCCCATGCGGTTCGCCAAAGGAGGCCGGATGGAGCGCGTCGAATTAGAACTCATCGGTGGCGAGATTGCCATCACCATCGAGGCCGAAGACAAGTCCGTGTCCGCAGTGCGCCACATCAGCGCGACCAATGCCCTGACTTTGGCGACATTGCTGACGGGCGAAGCCCCCGAACTGACCCTCAACATCGATCTCCAGAGTGGGGTGTTCCTCGGGATCGACCACTGGCCACATCGAACCGCATTTTTAGAGATCGCTCGCCCAGAGGGTGGCCGCGCCGTCGCCTTCATTGAAGGCAGCGTGATCCGCGAGATCGGCCAATGCCTCCATCGCCTCTACCTCGCGGCTAATCGCTCGGTGACTGATGGTGCAGTCCATGTCTTCTCAGCAGCTTACTGCTATCCCGAGAAGGATGACCCGCGCGATCAAGCCGATCATCCGCCATCCTGAAATAACCGAGCTAAAAGAACTAGTTGACGGATCGCGGAACTGTGCGACCCTTCTGGAATGACCAAGCGCGTTGCCATCTATACCCGTGTCTCGACCAATGACGGGAAGCAGACCACCGAGAACCAGCTTCGCGATCTCCACATGATGGCCGAGCGCATGGGATGGGAAATCGTCGCCCATTATACCGATGAGGGGATCAGCGGCGCACGCGGACGCGAGAAGCGCCCCGGCCTCGACGCGATGTTGAAGGGGATCGCCCGGCGCGAGTTTGACATGGTAGCGGCATGGTCGGTCTGCCGTCTGGGACGGTCCCTCCAGCATCTCATCACCATGCTGGGCGATCTAGATGCCCGTGGCGTCGATCTCTACCTCCATGTGCAGGCGCTCGACACCTCGACGCCTTCGGGCAAGGCGATGTTCCAGATGCTGGGGGTCTTCGCCGAGTTCGAGCGCGCCATGATATCAGAACGCGTGAAATCCGGCCTCGCTCGTTCGACCAAGAAAGGTGGTCGCCCTCGCCTCGATCCGGACAAGGCCGAGAAGATCAAGCGTTCGCTCGCCAAGGGCGTCAGCATCAATGCCACCGCGAAGAAACTGCGGGTCGGCGTCGGGACCGTTCACCGCCTGAAGCAACAGATGGCACAAGCCGCGTGAGGACACGACCATGAAAGACATCCCGACTATGGGGCCGAAACGCTTCGCGGCACTCAAGGCCAAGGTTGAGGCGAAGCGGAAGGCGGACGCCGAAAGGCTCCGTCGCGCTGAGCAATCCTCCGATGACGATGCCGGGATCGTGAATGAGGATGGGCAAGGGCCAACGACCGATCCGGCCTAACGATCCGCTGATCGTCCAGCCTGTCCGATCCATCCAAGCATGAATCATTCCTCGTTCGTAACGACACCGCCGCGACCCGGAGGCTCTTTCAACATCGAGAGAGTCCTCTTCCCTATCGGCGGCTCCCACGGGGCCGCCGATCCTTTATACCCGATCCCTCGACATCGCGATCCTGCCAGCGTGTCCCCTAATCATCGTCCAGATCAGGAACTCTTTGACGCCTCCTCGATCCATGCCACGATGGCAGGATGATCGACTTAGACGCTGACCAGATCGCCGTGCCCGATGATGCCGGATCATCCCCTCGGACCAGCCCAGAATGCTCTCAGGTTGGGGCCGCGTCAGGGCATGGTGACGAAAATGACCAACAAGATCATGGGATTAATCGGCCCGCTCCCTTCGCCCGCTCCAATGATTATCAACACATTGAAAAACCGTCGAAAAACCGTCTCGCACGGCAGCATCGGCGACTTTACCCCACAAAACTACTACA